GGCGGCGGCGGTAGCGGTGGTAGAGGACATGACACCTATTGCTGCGGTGCTTGTGTTTTTTCGGGTGCTGGTGGTTCAGGCGGTTCTTGGGGTTCAGCAGGTTCAAGCGGAGCTAATGGCAATGGATCGGCTTCGAGTGGTAGTGGCGGTAGCGGCGGCGGTGGCGGAAAAGCCACTTGTGGTGCTGGTACATACATTACTTGGACAGGAACAGGAACAAGATACGGGAGTATTAGCTGATGTTAATTTATATTATACCTAATGCAAGCCAATCAAAATCTGAATATGTTTGTGATTCACAACAAACTATTGATGCTAGACCTACTAGTGAACAAACACATGAACAAGCGCCACCATTAGACCAATGCGTTATCGGTGATCAAACTTTAGCTGATCATCTTTTAGCAAGTTATCAACAAACATGGTTAACGCAACAAGCTAATTTGTTTACTGTTAATTTACAGACCATTGTTGAAAACGGGGTAATATGGACTGTGGTGGATTTAAATACACAAGAGCCAAATACAGATGGTCAATATTTTGTATTAGACCCTACTGATGGGCTTTATGAAGAAGCTATTGGACTTGATTCCGCAAAAGCATTGCTTGCTCAAATCCAACAAGAGTATTTAGTATTTACTTACATGAATAGTTATACAACTAAAACAGAATGGAAACCACAAGCATAATGGAAACTAAACCACAATTGGAAGCAGTATCTCTTTTTTCTTGCCCATTATTTATTACAGAAAAACCAGAATTTTTAGATGTAGCTAGAAAAACATCAAAAAAGTTTATTGATAGAAGAAAAGAGCAATGCAATTTAAATCCAATTTATCCAGTCTATATGACGGAATCAATTAATTATGACCCGGAAATGCAAGAATTTTCTAATCTTGTAGCTCAGATGGCGTGGGATATTTTGGATAGTCAAGGTTATGCAATGGATGGATTTACAACTTATTTTACTGAAATGTGGACTCAAGAACACCATAAAATGTCTTTAATGGAAAAACATATTCATGGGAATGGCGCAGTAATTTCAGGTTTTTATTTTTTGGATGTTCCAAAAGATTCAAGCAGGGTTATTTTTCATCATCCAAATGATGCCAAGGTAATAACAAACTTACCGGAAAGAAATATAGAAGATGTTACTCATGCAAGTAATATGATTAATTTTGTGCCAAAAGAAGGTCAGTTAATGTTTACCAACTCTTGGTTGCCACATTCTTTTACAAAAAATGAATCTAAAAAACCATTAAGATTTATTCATTTTAATATTGCAGTAGCGCAAACACAACAAAATCAATGCTGTGAAAAACCACAAGTAGAGGTTATTTGATGAACAAATACCGCATTCGGTTTAACAAAAGTCGTGGTCAAGAAGGTCGTGGAACTGTTGACCATGTTTGGCGTATATTTGAAGGCGACAAAGAATACTTAGTAAAGCACTTTAAATTAAACGTACCATCATTTAGTGAGATTGATTCTAGTGGTGTTGATTGGAACCTATGTTGCAATGGGGTTTTGGTTTTTGACCGAGATACTTCTACTGCAATAATTAATAAAATTGAAACCGCTTAAGATGCCATTGTGTTTTGTAACTAAAAGAAAATATTAAATAATTATGAATGCAGAAGCTCTTGAAAATCGTGTAGTACGCCTGGAGATTAAAACAGACAACCATGAAGATGATATTAAAGAGCTTCGTAAGTCCGCTAATGATCTATCTAAAGCCATGGCCAGTATAGAAAAGAATCTAGCACAGATTAAATATATTGCCATTGGTGCGCTTGCTGTTGTAATAACACAGTCCCTTGGACTTGACCGTGCAATTAAACTATTATTTGGAGGCTAGATGTCTACAACCTTTACAGTAAGCCGTGATCAGATTATCCAGTTAGCATTACGCAAGCTTGGTGTATTGGAACTTGGTGACACTCCTGATGCAGCTACTATAGCTAATGCATCACTAGCTCTTAACCTATTTATTAAACAGATGGCAACATCTGGTTTAAAGTTATGGAAAGTTAATGAGTTAGTATTACCCCTTGTTGCTGGACAGACTGAATATGTTATTGGCCCAGCTAGTACCGGTACGGTAGATCTAAATACAGATAAACCACTTAAAGTAATACAAGCTTGGTTACGTAATGTAACTGTAACACCATCTACGGATGATGTACAGATTCAGTTGCTAAGCAAACAAGAATACAATATGTTAGGTTCAAAGTTTAGTACTGGAACACCTAACTCCTTATATATGGATGTGCGTAATACCACAAGTAATGTATACCTGTATGTTACACCCGATTCATATACACAGTCTAATCAACAGTTACACTTTATTGTGCAACAACCGATGGCTGACATTATGACAGCACAAGCTATCCCGGACTTCCCGACTGAATGGATGAACGTCCTTGTCTGGAACCTTGCTGATCAGCTAGCTATCGAATACAGTGTGCCTGGTAATCATCGTCAAGAGATTGCTTTGCGTGCTAAGATTTACAAAGAAGAACTAGAAGCATGGGATGTTGAGTCGTACTCTACATTCTTCCAGCCTGACATGAGAATGGGTAGACCTTCTTCTAACAACCTACCATAATAGGATACTATGCCAATTGCAAGACTACCTTTAGCACAACCAATAGAGACTCGTGATGGTACCTTGGCAAAGGATTCTAAGTGTGTCAATGGTTACTTTGAGACTGTTGGACAGAAGCGAGAGTTTATTAAACGCCCAGGTATAAAAGATACCGGTGCAACACTTGCCAATGCACAGGGACAAGGATTATATAACTTTAATGGTTCGTTATTTGCTGCGGTGAATAACGTTCTATATAAGATTAATCCTACAACTTATGCTGTAACTACTATTGGTACTATGACTGGTACTATAGGTGGTATAGTACAACAGTGTTATTTTAATAGCACACTTAACAACACATACTTGTTTGTACAGAATCAAGTAAATGGTTACACATACAATCCAGCTACAGGCGTCTTTGCTAAGGTCGTTGATGATGGTATTACCGTTGTAACGATTATTACAGGTGGTAGTGGATACACTGCCCCTGCTGTTTCCTTTTCAGCACCTAGTGGTGGTGGAACAACAGCTACTGGAACTGTACAGTTTACTGGTGGTGTAGTTACTGGTATTACAATTACTGATCCAGGCAGTGGTTATACTTCTAGCGATACGTTAGTGGTCACTATCACTGATGGTGGTCCTGGGGTTAATGCAACTGCATCAGCGTTGTTAAACGGATTCCCAGCAGGTCCTTATGCTACAGGTGCTGTTTATTTAGATACCTATACTGTTATTGGTGGTACTAATGGTGAGATATATACATCTGATCCTAATAACCCTACAGTATGGAATGCTCTTAATTTTATTACAGCAGAAGCAGAACCAGATGGGTTAGTTGGTATTGTTAAACATCTTAACTATGTATTAGCTTTTGGTCAGTGGTCAACAGACTTCTACTATGATGCTGGTTCATATCCAGGCTCTCCACTTGCAATTGCAACACCGTATCACATTGAATTAGGATGTGCTAGCGGAGATTCTATCTGTTCGTTTGAACAAACAACAGTCTGGATTGGTACTGCTAAAGAACAGGGCCCATCAGTATACTCTATCATGGGTGTATCACCATCAAAGATATCAACACCATTCATTGATCGTATTCTAAACAATAGTACGTTCGATGATGTGATTGCTTATCCATTACGTATTAATGGTCATACCTTTTACATTCTTACATTAGCAGATTTAAACCAAACACTGGTGTATGATCTAAATGAAAAGCAATGGTACCAGTGGACTATGTATGCTGTTGGTGATAGTGATTCCGGAGTTAACGGCATATATGCAGAACAGTATTTCCGACCTAGTTACTTTGCTGGTGTTGGTGAAACATACTTTTTGTTAGATGATGACAATGGTACGCTGTACACAATGTCTGACACATATTACAATGATAATGGTGCTCCAATCTACTACAGAACAGTAACCCCTATCATGGATAGTGGAACTACTAAGCGTAAGTTTTATCATCGCATTGAGATTGTAGGTGATAAGATTCCGGCTACAATGAATATAAGACATACTGGCGATGATTATAAAACATGGTCAAGCTACAGACAAGTAAACTTAAATAATGGACGTCCTCAGATATACCAAGTTGGTGCAGACCGACGAAGGGCTTGGGAGTTCTTATGTACTGACAATCAACCAATCCGACTTGAAGCTGCTGAGTGTGACTTTGATGTTGGCGAGTTAGAGAATGTAGGACAACCAGCACAGGGGTAATATATGAATGTAATTAGTGAACTACACAAAAAGATGGAAGGTTCTTTTGAGATTGATCTTGGAACTATTCATAACTTTTCCGATGGTCTATATGCAAAACAAATGTTTGTTCCAAAAGGGTATTTTGTTGGACAACATGCACATACATTTAGTCATTTAAGTATTCTTGCAAAAGGATCAGTCATTGTTCGAACAGACACTACTGAACAACACTATACTGCTCCAGCATGTTTAGAGATTAAAGCAGGTATTAATCATGCTATTGAAGCTCTTGAAGATACTGTTTGGTTTTGTATCCATGCAACTGATGAGACTGACCTTACTAAAATTGACAATATCTTAATTGAAAAACCTAATGAACTTTGATTTTAACAATGGACGATTAGTTCCTAAAAAAGATTTTAGATTAGTTGGGTATGGGTTTGATGTCTTACCGTATATGGCTCAACTAAATGCTCATCCTGAGTTGTGGGAAGAGAGCCGGGATTTCCGTAAAGTACCTCGTTACAATGGAGAACTATCCCCACATAGAGAGTCTCAAGATATATGGGTACGTCATCAGAACTACGATAAGCTAGGTGCATATGATACTGAAGAAGGTAGAGAAAGTATTATGCAACCAGCCATCTCTGAATGGTACCCAGAGTCTTTAAAGCTACCAGCAGCTGTTGATATGGCAGAAGCTGTCTGTAGACACTTAGGTGCTATACAGTTAGGTGGTAGTTACGTTATTAAAATCCCTGCAGGTAAAAAGGTATACCCCCACAGTGATTGGTCTTGGCACAGTACTTATTATAATAAGTATATGGTCATTTTAAAGACACAGCCTGGTGCTGTGTTTGGTTGGGAACGTAGTGGAAACCTTATTCCCTGTATTGGGGATTTATGGAACTTTGAGAATGATACAAACCATTGGGTTTATAACGACTCTAATGAAGACGTGTTGATTGCAACTTTTAGTGTTCGCACATTCAACATGGATCGATGTGAAGCCTTCAAGAATATAAAGGAAGAATAATTATGCCAGCAGCATGGGTAAGTGCCGGAGCGGCGGTATTAGGTGTAGCAAATTCAATGGGTGCTTTTGGTGGTGGCGGTGCTGGTGGTGGTGGTACTGCAACTCAAGGACAGATTGATCCCTATGGAGCAATGGGTGGTCGTGATCAAGCGGCCAATCAGTTAATGAATTTAGTTAATAACCCAAGCAGTGCATTAAGTTCAGCTGGTTATCAACAACAACTGCAACAAGGACAAGCAGCTCAGCAAGCTGCTGGAGCAGCTAGTGGTACACTCCAATCAGGTGCTCAAGCTAATGCTCTTCAGAGTATGGGTCAGAATACATTTGGTGCTTACTATCAACAGATGCTTGGTAACCTTGGTTCTTTGTCTGGTGCTACTTCACAGACACCTAGCAGTGCAGCTAGTGTTCAGAATCAATCTGCTATTGCAAGTAACAATATGTTACAAAACCAAAGTGCTACTTTGTTAGGTCTTGGTGGATATTTATCAGGACAAGCTTCTAATTTGTTTGGTGGTAGTGGTAGTAGTCAATATGCACAAGCAAACCAACAAATGTCTAATTGGAACACTCAAGACTTTTCAGGCAACAGTTATTCTGCTGGCATGAATCCTATGAATATTGTTAGCGATTAATAAGGACTAATTATGCCAGGAATATTTAGTGCGTTTACAGATGCACAAAAAGCAGGGCAAGAGTTTGGGGATAGTGTTGCTGCCTCTAAAGACCTACAACAGGCAATGCAAGAAACACCTAAAGACGAGTCTGGTAAAGCTGACTTGTTTACAACATACTCTAAAGCAGGTCAGATTGCTATGCAGTCTGGACAAGTTAGGGTTGCTGATAAGTTGCTTAAGCAAGCCAATGAATACAAAGGTGATGCTCTTAAACTTAAACTTGATGAAATGAAAGTTCAGAGTGCACAACTCGAGCGTTTTGAACAACATATCCAGGGGTTAAACACTCCAGAAGAGTTTATAGATTCTATTAAACATAGTGAACTTCCGCTAGACCAACAGATGCAACTTATGACTTTGGCTCAAAAAGACCCAAAACAGTTTAAAGAACTTATGTTAAAACAAAGTATGACTGGTAAAGAGCGTACACAGGTCGAGATGAAAGTTCTTGAGGAACAACGAAAAAAAACACATGATGAAGCTGAGGTAAACCATTGGGCTGATCAAAATCGTATTCAAGCTATTAATGCTTCTGGTAAACTTACTCCTGCTGAAAAGAAAGCAGAGAAGGTTGAGGAACATACACAGGGTCGACTTGAAAAAGCACAAGATACACTTACTGCTGAGAAGCGTAGAATACGTAACCTTGATCCTAAGAAGTTTGATAAAAAAGCAAAAGATGAACTTATAGCACAAGCTGAACTTGATTATGAAGAAGACACTGCCAGTTTAAGAAAACCTGAAGCTGCTCCAACTAAACCTGATGTAGCTTCTGTTACTGATGTTGACAAGAATAAGTTAATATCTCTTAATAAAGAAGGTAAATTAACTAAGGGTCAGAAAGAAGAGTTTGATAGTCACTATGGTCCAGGTGCAGCTGATAAGATTTTAGGTGGTGCTAAAGGCCCTGCAAAAGCTGAACCTAAAGAACAACCTAAACCAGAAGCTAAAAAAGAATTAACGGATGAAGAACAGTTGGCTGAAGATTTATCTAAAGCTGCTGGTGTTCAAGAACGTAATGCAATTCGTAACGATTATAATATCAGGCAAGATCGTAAAGCAGAACAAGCTAAACAAAAGGCTATTGCTGCTAAAGGGAAAGAAAAGACTGAAGCTGCAGTTGCTAAAGCACAGAAACAAGGTTTAGTCCTTTCTGGTATGTCTGGTACACAGCTTAAGTTTGTTGATCCAAAAACTGGTAAAGAAGTATTAGAATCTGAACTATAAAAGGAAGTCACATGGCAACGTTTGAAGGACCTGCACAAGTAACTGCAGCATCAACTGGTACCTTTACAGGACCTTCTACAGAAACATCTACAGAATCTAAATCAACATTCTCTGGTCCAGTTAAAGCTAAAGTAGGTGGTATTCAGGCTGAGGTGCTTGAAGTGCTTGATGGTGACACTGCTAAGGTACGTCTTCCTTCAGGTCGAATTAAGTCTATTCGTATCGCTGAGATTGATGCTCCTGAAATATCACACGATAAACGTGGTGCTCAAGCTGGTGGTGATGAAGCAACTAAAGAATTATCTAATCGCATTGGCGGTAAGAAGATCTCGTTGTCAGGCTTAAAGGGTGATCCATACGGACGCTTTGTGGCTTCGATAAGTGTTGATGGTATGAATGTTGGTCAAGACATGCTGGATAAGAAAGTCGTTCAACCATATGGTCAAGAACGTACTTTCTTTGGTAAGCTTGCTGGTGATCCAGTCACTCCTAAAGAGTGGCGTGATGAGGGTATTGCTGATGCTCAAGGACACTACAGCTGGGATAGGCTTAAGAAGCATCCTATAAGCGCTGTAGCGGGCACTGTAGCCTCTGTGGTAGACCTAGCTACTGGTTTGCCTGAGTGGGCCTCTAGAACCGCTTTAACAGGCGCTGGTATTGTTAAAGAAACTTTGACTGGTGTTGACAAAGCTGGTAGTGAAAAGTCCCTTAAAAAGGCTGAAGAGTTTGCTGACAAGTATACCAAAGAGTTTCATATGGATGCTCTTACTGGTTTAGCTGGTCGAGCTGCTACAGCTATGGGTGCTGACCCAACAATGATTGGTCATGCATTTGATCCTGTATCTAAACTATACCAAGCAGGTCAAGAAGCTTTACAAGAACAAGGAGCTAAGATTGGTATTGCTCCAGCTGCTACACAGTTTGCTATGGATAACATTGTAGCTATTCTTACTCCTAAAGTAATGGGTAAGGCTCATGAAGTTCTTACTGAAGGCAAACCTACTCCGGAATATGTAAACGAATATCGTGCTCGTAAAGAAGAGCAGTATGCACAAGCTGAAAAGAAAGCGTCTGTAGAGGTCTTTGGTGAAGATGGTAAACCTGTTAAGGTTGGACAACCAGCAGCTTTAACTGAGACAGCTATTCGTGATAAAAAGACTGGCGTTGTTGAACGCATGGGTCCTAAGCATGATGAAGCCCGTAAAGCTGAAACTAAAGACACACATGAACAAGGATTCATTGATGCTGATGGTAACTTCCTTGAACGTAAAGATGCCCTTACTAGGGCTCAAGAAACTGGTCAAGTAGCAAAAGGTAAGAAGCTAGATTTTCCTGATGAGGGATTGCATAGTGGTGACTTACGTGATTCTGGTGATCCTCGTTTCCAAATAAAGGAAAAGAAAGTACGTACTGAGGAGCAAGTTCGTGAAGAGCTTGTTGATGCCGCTACTGATGCTCACATGCAAAAGATTAGTAAAGCATTTGATCTTCCTGAGTTGGTTACTGATATTAAAGGACGTAAACTACAGGCACCTAAATCTTTAGGTTTAGAGAAACTTCCTGGTGTTGTGAAAGAAGAGCCTACTAAATATGCTAAATGGGCAGAAGATCTTAAAGATACTTTAGGTGTTCTAGTTCGTGGTGAGATTAAAGATGGTCTTGATACCCATTTTAAAGCTTTAAAGATGTCTAATGATATTATGCCATCTAAAGAAGGCCGTGAGCGTGTTTGGCGTGCAATTCAAGAAGGTAGGGCCGGTGAACTTACTGGAGATGCTAAAGAGTTATACGAATATCACAAAGCAAAAGTACAAGAACTTTGGGAAGCAGCTAAAGACCTTGGTGTTATTGAGGGATATATTGAGGACTATGCAGCACGGCATATTGATATGGAACATCTTTCTCCTGCTGAAAAAGAAGCGGTAATGAAAGAGATTGGTAGTGCTTATCCAGCGCTGCGCCCAACCACAAAGCATAGTAAGACACGTACTGTGACAGACTTTGGTGAGCTTAAAAAGATTATGGATAAACATGATCTTAAGTTTACAACTGAGGATTTAGCTGAGTCATTTAGATTATATGCTAATTCTGTCTTACGTGCTATTCGTGATACTAGAAAGTTAAATGCTTTAAAAACAACACGAGTAAGTGGTCTTCCTGTTCTTATGGAAATTGGTGGACGTGAAAAGATTCCACCAAACTACAAGCCTGTAAAAGGTGCTGGTATATATGAGAACTATGCTGTTCATCCTGATATCTATGATGCTGTAAAGCATCTTATTGGTAGCAATGATCCTGGTGTAATCCTTAAAGCTGCTTCTACTTTATCAGGAGCCATTAAACGGGTTGCAGTGGGATTCTCATTGTTTCACTATGGTACATTGAACGTAGCTAATTTCCTTAGCAATAAACCAATGCATAGTCTTGAGTCTTTTCTTAAGACAAAGGGCGGTTTAAAGCGTGAGAGTTTACTTAAAGATCCTACTACAGGTCTTTTAAGTGAGGAAGCTAAGTTTCAGATTGATAACGGAGTTACATTCGGTATTATATCTGACTCTGGTGTTGGTGCTATGGATGCTATTGCTAAGGCTGCTGATAGTCTTCTTGGTAAGGTTACTGGTAAGAACTACAATCTAATCTATAAGGCAACTGAACCAGCTCGTAAAGTACAAAAAGTACTTGATCATATGACATGGGAAATTACTCATGATGGATTAAAGTATCTTGCTGCACAAAAGAAATTAGAGATGGCTAGATTAAATCATCCAGACATTCCAGATGCTGTTCACATGAAAGAGATTGCAAAGAACATTAATAATACATTTGGTGGTCTTGATTGGTTTAGTGTTGCACGGGAAGGTAATAGTAAACTGACAGAGAAGCTTAAGATGGCTGCTTATAGTCCTGAAGGACGTATGGGCTTGCAGGTTCTTATGTTTGCTCCTGATTGGACGATGTCTACTGTTCGTGCTGTTACTCATGCGTTACCAGAGAAAGCTTTTGCTCCTGCTACTTGGGATTTATCAGCTGGATTACAAGGGTTATTACATCCATTAACTGAAGGTGATTATTCTAGACAGTATATGGCTAGGTTTGCTTTCACATCATTAACACTTGCTAATGGTCTTAACGTTGCTTTATCTGGTAAGTATATATGGGAAAATAAAGATCCATTTACTGTTGATCTTGGTGATGGTACATTCCTTAGTCCATTTAAACATGCGGCTGAGTTCTATCATTGGATAACAGATTTTGATAAGACATTTTATAACAAGCTTGGTTGTTTGCCTAAACAACTTACTGAAGCAGCTTACGATATTCGTAAAGACACCCCACTACAAGAGCGATTAAAGAATCTTGTTAAGGGTACTGCCGTTCCATTTACTGGATCTTCTGCAGTAGACGCCAGA